ACCCCATATTTCACGATATTCCCGCTTCCCTTGGTACGCTTCAGATCAGCCGGTCTTCCATTTATAGTCACATCCGGTGAACTTATGCCTGGAGTTTCTCCCAGATGTTCTATCCTGTATCCGGCACGCGCAAAGGTCAGGCACATCTCATGTTCCTTGTCGTACTTGGCCTGTTCCTGTTTGTTGCGTCCGCCCGCTTCTATACGGGTTTTCTCAGTCACCAGATAGCCTCCGTTATCACTGTCGTAAAGTTCTTTCTTCCACTGTGCTTCGTCGTATGCTTCGTACTGCTCCTGTATCTTCTTCCGTTCCGTAGTCATCCCCTTGATGACCTTGCAAGCGGCGCACAGCTCGTTGTCCGGCACTTTCGCCAACTTCAGCTTTCCCGGGCGATTGGGACAGTCTTTACATTTACTGATGGTATACGGATTGTATGCCGGGAAACATGCCATCTGTTTGCCCGGGTTGAACCGCATCATTTCCTGGTGTTTCCCCGCCGTAGCCTGGCTGCCCGCCAACATGGCTTCCTGTTCGTTACTTTCGGGATAATCACGTCGGAGGACACGGGTAACGGTGCAGCGGCAATTCCAATTATTCGGCGGGAAATATTCGTCCCAGAACTTGGAGGTTATGGGCAGCGTTACGTTGTGCAGTAACCGGTGGCTTTCGCGTACCCGTTTGTCGCCTACGGTGCGGTATTGCAGCAGATAGCGGTCACGGTCTTCGTCATCCCACCAGCCTTGCCACTTGGCGGCCATGTCGGCGGATGCCATGGCAAAGTTGTATTCCGCTTTCAGGTAGTACTTATTATAGTTCTCATTTACCTTTTGAACGTCGTTTAAAAAGCGTTCAAAGGGTTTCCGGTTGCCGTCAGCATCGAGCAACGAAGGAAATGCCTCATTCAATTCGTGGAAGGCCTTGAAGCCGGAGAAGACATAATTCGATTCCTTCAGGCGTTGCACGCTGATGTCGTCCAGCGGACGCTGGCGGATGGAATAGTTTACGGCATCATCCAGTACGGCAGCGTGTGTACGGACGAATTGTTGTACTTCTTCATCCTTCAGCATCTCCGGCGTAAACTCCGGCTGGCGGTGCAACCACTTCATAAGCAGGGCGAAGGCAGCTTCTACGCTGGCAGTATCCGCGCCCGCCTCTTCCTCTTCTTCTTTCTTATCCAGTTGCATTTTGCCTCCGAAATAAGACAGGCATGCCCGTTTGTGCAGCCCCGCGTAATCATCGGGGCTTAGTCGAAAAAAGGTTTTACGAGTTTTTGCTTTCCTTTGTCTTTCTTGTCCTTTTTGTCATCGTCATTATTATTGGCGCCCGGAACCACAACAGGCGCCGCCTCTCTCTCCCCAATGATAGGCACATTATACTTGTCAATGAAGTACTGCGGGTCTACCACGTATTTATCCAGTATCAGACGTTCGTATTCTACCTGCTGTTCAGGCGTGAAGTCGATACCTTCATACCAGTCGAAGCGGTATCCCCGCAACGGGAAACCGTGCTTTATCATCTTCGGAATGAGTTGGAAGTTGATAATGTCGCGCAGGTTGTCGGCATCCTTGCTGATCAGGTTCTTCAGCACTTCCAGGTGCACCTCGCTTTGCGAAAGCGACGCTCCGTTCTCCGTGGTCATGGTCTCGGTGAGTACACCTTTGGAAAGCTCGGAATTGGCCCGGTCTATGCGCTTGTCGAATACGTTGTAGCATCGCCACGGGTGGATTCTTTGATTTCTATATCCGTTCCTTCGGGGAAGAGCGCCCAGCCTGCCGCGCCCATGCTGCCCAGCATCTTTTCAATGCGGCTCTGTTCCTTGGCGTCCCGGCTGGTGGTTTTCCCCACACGGAAAGGGATGCCGAAAATCTCGGAAAACATGTCCCAGAAGCTACAGACATTCTTCTTCGGGATGGTATGCTGGGCGCACTTCAGAAACAGGCCCAGATCATTGGGCGCACCGACTTCTATCACCCAGTCCGCCATTTCGGAGTTGCGGTAATCGTAACCGTTCTGCCACCTTTCCTGCTGGTTCACCACCAGTACGCCGTATTCCGGGATGACGTGGCGGCGGGGCACCAACTGCACGTTGCTGAATGCGGGGATGCCGTCCACTACGATGATATCTCCCAGCTGGATGAGCGAATGCCCCCAGTAGATGCTGTCCAGTGCCAGGTCCATAAAGGTCTTGAACCATGGAGACTCGAAGACGGCCGTCAGGTCGGGATTCTCATCGCCCTTCCTGTCTACGATGCGGAAGCTCTTGTTCAGGACGTAGCCTTTGCGCTGTCCTACGCAGCCGGTGAGGTGCATGTCCACTTCCACGTCGCCGTATACGTTGTATAACGGCACACGGTTGGGGTAGTCCACATTGATGGCATATTGCCAGGCATTGCGCCAGGTGCGCAGGTCCTTTTTGGTCAGCGCTTCGGTCTGTAGTTGCAGGTTGACGGAAAGTTGCGTCACCCGTTTCAGTTCGGCCGGATTATCCAGATTCACACGTCCCACCTTTACGGGATTTTGTCTTTTGTTTTTTGTTGCCATAATGTTACCAGATATAATCGTTCTTGGTTGCTGATCCGTAGCGGACCGGATTGTGGTAGTCTTCTTCGCCGGAAGGTCCGGTGATGGTGGGGACATTAGGGGTAGCGCGGCCATTCTGGATATCTTTCAAATACTCAATAGCCTTCTCATACTTCTCTTTACGAATATCATTTCCCATCCTGCCGGGAAGTGATGCGGACATGTGATAGAGCGCAATGTCGACGGCACATCCCACCAGTTCCGCATCACGTTCTTCGTTTTCCATAGCAAAGGCCGCTTTTGCGTCATAACGTCCGCCAAGGGCAGCGGCAATGCGCGACAAGGCACGCCGCTCCGCTCTCTTGCGGTTTTCTTCAGAGTTCTGCTGCATAATTTTCAAAGCATCTTCCCCTATCTGTATATAATCCTCTTTCGTGATGAACATGGCTTTAATCTTTAATCATTAATTTTTAATTTGCGAAGTCACCACGACTGTGACGGCGGTTGCCTCAATCCCATGCGCGGGGTGAAACTCTCTTCGCGTATCTGCTTTTGCAATTTGTAGATGGCGCCTTCATCGGCATCCGGCCCGTCATCGTGGGCGCGGCTTCCTTTCTCAAAGGCGAGGGTCTGTTCAATGCCGGTCTTCATGTCGTTGTCGGTCTTCAGCTTCTCGTTGTACCACACGAATCCACGTTCCCATAGCGGGCTGACGGCTCGATACGGGCGAATTTGTCCGGCTTCTTGCGCTTGTCGGCAGTGACGGGTACCTGGTAGCCCCGCAGGTTGCCTTCACGCTCGAATTCATCCAGTATGGTGTCCTGCATGAAGTTGGCTTCCATGTAGATGGTGACGGCGGCATCTTCGGGCAGGGACTCCCAGAGATCATATACAGCGTACCATTTCGCCTACACTGCACTGGCGCACGAAGGCGCGCAGGCAGTGCAGTTCGGAGCGTTTAGCAGATTTCAGTCCGGGGCGCGGGCGTCCCCACAGTTTGGCGGCCTTGTAGTCGTTCTTGCTGCTGTCCTTGAAAGAGGGGTCGATGTAGAGCACAAGGCTTTCATAATAGCACGGTTTCAGCATCCGCCGCCATTGTATCCAGCGTTCCTGGAAGACGGCTCCTTCAGTGATGGGGTTATGCATGTATTCTTTCTGGAAACTGCGGTAGCCCATGAACTTCTCGCGGCTGCGCAGTACTTCCAGTGACCAGCACTCCGGCCAGGCAGGTTTCCCGTCTTTTTCAATGGCATATACTGTGCTGGTGTGTACTGTGTCGCTGTCGGTCATCTGTTGCAATACGCTGTTCTTGCTGATGAGGTTTCCCACCATAACGAATCTTCCTTCCTTCCCGCCGAAGCAACCGAAAAGGGCCTCCTTTATCCAGTTGGTCATTTCTCGTACACGTGCTTCGCTACGACACATTTCATCATCATCCAAGTCATCCACCACAATATAGTCCGGACGCATTTCACGGAAACGTAGTCCACGTGGCGACTGCCCACGACCACGGCTAAAGAAGGCACACAGGTCCTTGGTGACGAATTCGCCTTGCTGCCAACATCCGGCGTTGTACTGTTCACCAAAATCCTCGATGATGTACTGGTTGAACTGCAATTCCGCCTGGAGGTCTCCCAGGAAAGCATCGGCATTGTCTTCGCTCTTGCCTACAAGCACCATGACGTGCAGCTCGTTTTTGAATTTCAGCCAAAGCGGTATACCCACATCCAGATGCACCGACTTGGCATGGCCGCGCGGCCATTTGAAGACGGCACGCATCTCCGGGTGCTTTTCGATGTAACGGGCGGCATCATTGTGAAATTTGGCGTTCTTGCACTGGCAGTAATGGCTGAGGTATCTCTGACAGAAATACTCATAATCCTTCAGGGCACGGGCGATATTCTTCTTCCGTTCCGCCTCCGTCTCCGGCTTGCGCTTCGAGGTGATGCGCTGCAACCGGTTACAATGCTCTTCCCACCGTTTGAGGGCCTCTTTCTTTTCGTCCGCTGTCATTTTTGCTTGAATTTGATGCTCATGAAGTCGCTGTGCATTTGGTTGATGAGCATGATGAGTTTGTCATCCACTTCCGGATATTCCTCGCGATGGGCCACCAGCCAGTTCTCGAACTCGATAATGGTATCCACCTTGTTCACGATGTTGGTGTTCCGGTTGATTTCCTTAATGCCCTTTGCCGCCTTCACCAGTGAATCGGTCATACGGCTGATGCTCTTTTCATCGGCATCCGTATTCTCGATGGCTTCTCCCAGTTTGGAGAGAGTCATGGATGTGATGGACTCCTTGCTCATCTCACGCGCGGCACGTTCTTCTTTCCAGTTCTCCTGGTTCACCCAGCGGCTGACGGACTGCCGGGTCACTCCGGTCAGTTCCACGATCTGCATGATGGGCGTACCTTTCATGTAGAGGTGTTTGGCTACCGCTTTCTGTTTGCTCATGTCTTTTGCCATACCTTCTTGCTGCTTGATTATAGGGCAAAGTTGCGAAGCTCGCGGCGGGCGACGAAAAAACGGCGGAGGGGTTACAAAGTATTGCGGACAGGCTGCACGCTTCATCGCAACCGTTGCACACTTTTTTGTGCGGTTGTGCGCGTAGCCGTAAGTTTGCCCCAAAATGAGACGCAAATCATGGGAAAAAGAATCAGGATATCAAGTGAAAGTTTAAACTGCTTCGGCACGTGGGTGAAGACCGACGGCATCGATTACGGGCAATACCGGCAAAACCCCTTGCTGTTGTATATGCACCGTCGTGGAGAAATAATAGGTAGCATCAAGGATTTCCGGGTAGAGGGAAGGGATGTGACCGGGGAGCCTTACTTCGATGAGGTGCGGGATGAATCAAAAATTTTGAAACAACAGTTTGACAAGGACACGCTGAAGATGTGCAGCCCCTACTTTGAAGTAATAGAGACGAGCGACGCTCCCGAACTCCTGAAGCCGGGACAAACCCGTCCTACGGTGACCAAATGCAAGCTCCTTGAAGTAAGCATGGTGGATATGGGCGGCAATGACGACAATATCGTGCAACTCAGCTATCGGGGTAACGAACTGAAGCTGGCGGTAGGCGAAGACTGCCCGTCCCTTCCTTTATTGAAAACTAACGGCGGAGAAGCTCCGCCCAACAATAATTCTAAAACAGAAGAGACTATGAACGTAGATTTCAAAGCTATCGCCCTGAAGCTGGGCCTGCCGGAGACGGCGACAGAAGCGGAAATTCTCGCCAAGGTTGGCATCTTGCTGGGATATCAGACCGCCAATACGGAACTGCGCACGCAATTGGATGCCATGAAATTGGCAGGTGTCACTCAGATGGTGGACGACGCCGTCAAAGCTGGAAAGTTCAATGCCGACAAGAAGGACCACTTCATCAACCTGGGTAAGACAATAGGCGCTGAAAGTTTGAAACTGACGCTGGACAGCATGGCGGCTGTGACCAAACCGATGCAACTGATCAATCCCAGCGGCGGCGCAACGGGCGGCGGCATGGCAACCGGGCAATGGAACAAGCTCAGCGAGGTACCCGAAGGGCAGCTGAAGCTGATGCGTGAGAACGAACCGGACAAATACCGTGCGCTGTACAAGGCGGAATACGGCATTGAATGTCCGAAATTCAATTAATAACTAACAATTAAAAATCAAATCGAATGAATTCTATCTTGAAATTTGTTTGCGGCACGCTGTTCAACGTCCTGATGGGCGTGGTTCTGGCGTCGGTTGTGGGGTTCGACCCTGCTTATGGGGCGGCGACGGCAGCCGTGCCCTGGTACTTGGAAAGTTTATGCCTGCAGGCGCCGCTTTTGAAGGCGTGTATACGGAGGTGTGGACCGGAGAATTGATAAAGCGTCTGAATGCCGGACTGAAGGCGGACTGGCTGAATGGTATTCCGGATTATTCCGCCAAGGTGGACAACGAAGTGATTCACCTGGTGGACGTGGGCGGCGATCCGGACGTGCTGGTAAACAATACGACTTATCCCATACCCGTACAGGACTTGACGGAAAGCGACGTGCCGGTAGGCCTGGACAAGTTCCAGACGAAAGCCACCCGCGTGACGGACGACCAGCTTTACGCCTTGTCTTTCGACAAATATTCCGCTGACGTGGAACGTCATGGAAACGCGATTCTTACAGTAAAGTACAAGAAAGCCGCCCACGCCTTGGCTCCCTACAGCCATACGGACAAAACACCGGTTATCGCAACCAGCGGCGCGGCCGACGAATCGGGACGCAAGAAACTGACTGTAAAGGACATCATAGCCCTGAAGCGTGCCTACGACAACATGGAGGTGCCCGAAGACGGCCGTGTGCTCGTTCTTTGCCCCGACCATGTGAACGACCTGCTGGAAGCCGACCAGAGCTTCAAGGACAAGTACTACAACTACACCTCCGGAAAATTGCTGAACATGTTCGGTTTCGAGGTGTACACGTATGTGAATTGCCCGTACTACACGAAAGCGGGCGTGAAGGTGCCATACAATGCCACTCCGGCGGCTACCGACCTGAAAGGTTCTTTCTCTTTCTACCGTCCGCGCATGTTCAAGGCGCAGGGAAGCACGAAGATGTATTACAGCGAGGCGCGTACCAACCCGACCACACAGGAAAGTTTGGTAAACTTCCGCCATCACTACATCGTGCTGCCTAAGAAGTTGGAAGCATTCGGCGCCATCTATAGCTGGGACGGCGCAACGGCACAAAGCAAGGACCAGGCCGTTCCGGCGGAAAAGCGCTGGGCGCAGGTTCGCCGTGAAGCCGCAGCTGCCGCCGCCAATGCCGCCGCAGACAATCCGGCGCCTGATGATCCTAACAGTGAATTGGAGGCATAACCGATGGGTGCACGAGGATTACGCAACAACAATCCGCTGAACATCCGTCTCTCTGCCACCACCCGGTGGCAGGGGGAAGTCCGGCCCTCACAGGATAGGGCATTCTGCCAGTTTGAAAGCATTGCTTACGGATATCGGGCAGGCTTGAAGCTGTTGCAGAACTACCGGAAATTGAACGGCTGCCGCACGATAGCCGACTTCATCAACCGGTGGGCGCCGCCTGTGGAGAACAATACATCCGGCTATATCAACCGTGTATGCAGGGAAATGCAGGTACCTTCCAGCTACGTGCCCGATGTGAACGACCGGGCAACGATGTGCGCTTTCGCCGCCGCGATGTCGCGGGTGGAGAACGGGGTACCGGCTGTGATGGCGGACGTAGTGGCAGGATGGAACTTGCTTTAGTGTTTAACGAACAGTGAAAAGTGATTAGCCATGAACTCGGACTTGATAATGCAGATTCTCCAATGGCTTGTGCCAAGCGGCATTGCCGGTTCCTTGTGGGCATGGCTGAGACATCGGGAGAACAATAAGGTAATCGCCGCCAAAGAGCGGAACGACGCTTATAAAGAAATGTACGACAACTTGTCGGGAACATTAATAGACTTACAGAATGAGAATATCAAACTTTACAAGGCGGTGCGCGAACTTAACCGTACTATCCAGAAAGCTTCTACCTGCAAGCATTATGCTGATTGCCCTATCCGCAGCGAGCTGCAAAAGTCCGGGACAATTGACACGGACCGTCAGCGGCACAGACAGCCTGCAAAGCAGAAGAGGGTTCGCGCTCCTACAGGAACCGGTACCGCCCAGCATGGCGAAGACCGTATTTCCGACGGGGATGCTGAATGCTATACCGATAGGGACGGGCTTCAGTAAGCGCAGCGGGCAGGCCACGGTGAATGTTACCCGGATATCGGGAGACAGCATTGAAGTGACCGCTACATGTGACAGCTTGGCACGGCAGGTGATTCTGCTGACGGAAGAACTGGTACGGATCAGGAATGAAACTTCGGAAGAGGTAAAGGAACTGCCTCCGGAGGTGATAAAAGAACCCACCGGTTGGCAATGGTTCCAAATATGGATAGGACGGATAGCCGTTATCGTTCTTATTCTGATACTGATTGGACGGCGATTAAACAGAACTTAAATAACAGAGAACTTATGAATGCAATATATGGATTGAACCAAGTGAAGTTTGCCAGTGAGGTAATCGGATGGATAGACGAACAAGGACTTCAACCGGCAGGCACTGCCCCTACACAGGTAGACGTATACGCAGCTCAGGTGAAGGACGGTCCCGTTGCCACAATCACCAGCAATCCGGGCAAGAAAGCGTTTACCTGTAACCTGATAGACCTGTCTACGGAAAGTTTGGTAAACACAATCGGAGGTACCAAAGATGCCAAAGGCAACTGGGAACCGCCTGAAAAATGGGAAAAGACCGGTGTGATGGATATCAGTTGCGACAGCGGTGAAACTATCCGTTTCTACAATGCGAAAGTGACAGGCAATGACTTTGCCAATGGCATCAACTCGCAGGGAGTGCTGGCACTGGCACTGAATATCGAGTTGCTTAAAGATGCGGATGGCAAACGCCTGAAGATATTTGCTAAAGGTATCGATCCTGATACGGGCAATCCGGTGGTTCCCGCTGAATGATTACACTCATGGCGGATTTTCAAACAGAATCTTTAGCGGCAAAGGTATTGGCGGACAACGGCATTTCTTTGCCGCTTCGTCTTCTTGGCGGCAGATACATCCGCTGGGTGCTGCGGGTTCCTAACCTGGAAAGCCGTACCCGCATGACCGGTATGTATCTGAAGATGGGCGTTCGCTACGATGACCTGAAGGCATATACCTTCGAGCAAAAGCTGGAGTTCATGCAGAAGCATACGAAGACGGTGAGCCGCATGGTGGCTTACGGCATTGTCCGGGGCTGGATATTGGGCCGGTTGCTGAACCGTCCGGTGGCGTGGATGCTGAGGAACTGCATGCATCCGGCGGCGCTGGAAGACGCTTGGATGCTCGCCATCAGCACCATGAATATTGTCCCTTTAGAAAATATTATCAGATTGGCGGAGGTGATGAACCTGATGTCGCCAAACCTGAGCCAAGGAAGAAGATAGAACGGGAGTTAAAGGGGTACACGGAACCCGCACATAGCCCGTTCGGACTGATAGGACAGATAGCGCGTGATACCGGATGGAGTGTGAACTACATCAAGCGGGGCGTTAATTACCCGACACTGATGCTGATGTGGCAGGATTACCCCTGCCATGTGGACGGACGGAAGAAGACCACGCTGGAGTACCTGCGTGAGCTGGAGGCGGAAGATAACAAAACCGCTTCTTCTGGAAACAAGAAAGGTATTGACCCGCTAAGTTATTTTCAACAATTAGAAGAGGAAGACTGAGATGGAACCCATAAAACTTGAAATATTCCTGGACGACAGGACCCGCAGCGGTATGCAGTCGGCAGAACGGAACATCACCGGACTGGAGACGCAGATGCAGGAGGTTATCAATATCCTGAAAAAGGAGTTGGTCGGCCTGCAGTCCGCATTCAAGGATGCGTTGTCTACGGGCGTTTCCTCGCCTTCCGACCTGGCGGACATACAGGCACTGAAAGGCAAGATTGTGGAGCTGGAGGAAGAACTGAAACGCCTGAAGAAGCAAGCGGAAGTTCCGGTGAAGCCGGATATCGACCTGTCGGGGTACATTACGGATGAAATCAGGCCATGGAGAGTGCCGGGGAGAGGGTGAAGGCCATTATCATCAATATCCAGAAGGATATAGACTCACTGAGACAGAAATCGCTGGAATCAGCGGCAAAGGGCATTGTCAATCCGGAAGATACGGCAAAGATAAAGGCACTGGAGGCACAGGTACGCTCACTGACGGAAACGCTGATGAAGTATGAAGTGGCCAAACAGGAGAGCAACGACACGCCGATCATGCGTTATGACCCGGCCCCGAAACTGAACAACGTCAAGATGAGCATGCAACAGATCGCCCGCGAGCTTCCGGCACTGGCGATGGGACCGCAGATGTTCTTCCTGGCGATATCCAATAACATTCCGATGTTTACGGATGCGGTGGCATCGGCACGGAAGGAATACGAATTGATGACGGCCGCAGGGAAGAAGGCGACACCCATCTGGAAACAGTTGCTGACGTCGTTGTTTTCCTGGCAGACGGCGATGGCGGCGGCTATCACGCTGACGGTGGTGTATGGAAAGGAGATCGGGGAATGGGTGAAGGGGCTGTTCAAGGCTAAAGACGCTACGCTTGACTTATTGTCCGCTGAGCAGGAAATGGCATTGGCGCGTAGGAAAGCGTCAGACAGTATCAAGAAAGAACGGGCAGAACTGGATATCCTGTATGCCAAACTGAAGAGCACATCCTTATCAACGAAGGAACGCACGGCTGCCGTCAACGAATGGATAAAGCGATATCCGGAGTACGCAGGTGTCATAAATGGAGAAAATATCAATATTAGTAAACTGGATGCTGCATATAAATCACTGAAAGAACAAATATATGCTACCGCACTTGCACGGGCACAAGAAGAGAGGCTGGAGAAAGTTGCATCACAAAGGATAAAGAACTGCTAAAAAGACAGGTACAATACAAAACCTATTTGCAGGCAAAAGCTGAATATGAAAAGGCCTTTGGTGAAGAGTCCGATGCTAATTTAGGCAATCGGCCAAAGGCTGAATTGGAAGGTTTCAAGCGGAGAACCAAGGAAAAAAAAGCCGCTATGGAAGAAGAATACCAAAAATGGGATGATTTGCGCAAAAATGTTTCTCAGTATGATAAGACAATGAAAAGCATGTCTGAAAAGATAGCGGCAGATAAGATTTTTCCTCAGCCCGAAGAAGGGACTTACGACTACTGGAAACAGCAACAGGATCGTGCAGAAGGCGTATTGAAAGAAATCAAGTCCGATGTAAAGAAGACTCTGGACGATGCTGCGAAAGAAGGTACCGACCTGTTTTCCCTGGGCATTGACAAGTCCGTGGTGGAAACATACAAAAAGGCGACCGACCAGATAAAGGAAGCCCGTAAAAACCTGAAGGTCTATGATAACGGAGACGGAAAGACAACCGGCGGTACCGATAAAAAGGATTACCAGACTGAACTTGCCGAAGCCCGCATCCGTGCCCGGCAGAAGCTGGAAGCCGCTACCGTCCAAGTGATGCAGGAGGGATACGAAAAGCGTCGTAAACTGGCTAAACTGGAATACCAGGAAGAACTGTCACGCATTGACCGGCAGGAGAAGAAACTGAAGGACAAGCTGGATCGTGCCAAACAAAGCGGTAAGAAGGTGAGCCCGGATGAATATAAACAAGTTCAGAACGATGCAAGCACCGAACGTGCCGCCGCCCTTCTTATTTATGAAGGTGAACTGGATAAAATCAATAAAGAGGCTACCGAAAAGGAACGTAAGAAGCTGGAAGAATACGCAAAGCAATTCCAAGGATATATCACCAAACGCACATCCACGGAGAAAAGTTTCGATGACAAGCGCGATGTCTTGCAGAAAGGCGGCGCCTCCGATGAAACCCTCAGCGAACTAGATTATCAGAAGGAAAAGGCTTTGGAGGACATTGACAACGAATTCGCCGCCCGTGAGGAAGTATTCAAGTCCTGGGCGGCCAATGTGGTGAACCTCAACCTCGAAGAACTGCAACGCCTGCTTGTGGAAGCGGAACGGGAATTGGAGCGGGCGGAATTCCTGAATCCGGATGACAAGGGGCTGGCAACAAAGCGTGCCAAGGTTACTACATTGAAGAATACGGTCAGCGGCAAAACGAATAATAAGGAAGAGGGAAAAGATAAGAAGGACAACAAGAAAAGCATTAAGGAATGGTCGGAACTGAACCGCGTGCTGGGGGATGTGGAAGATTCCTTCAATGATATAGGCAATTCCGTGGGTGACGTGGCCGGTGATATCATCAAGACCGCCGGCACCATATCCACGTCTACGCTGAGTATCATTGACGGCATAACCAAACTGTCGGAAGATTCGGCGGAGGCCATAGAAGGCACCACTGAAGTTGCGGCGGAATCCATGTCGACCGTCGAAAAGGCTTCCGTCATCCTTGTTATCATTTCGGCGGCCCTGAAAGTGGCGACCGCCATCGCAAGCCTGTTCAAACGTACGGATTATATGGAGGAATTCCGCAAGGAAATGGCCAAGCTGAACTATGAGCTGGCACTGGTCAAACTGAACGCTGAGATATCCACCGACAAGAAAAGCATATTCGGTGATGACCTGTGGGGCAACGCCATCAAGAATGTGGACCTTGCCAGAGAAGCCCTGGACAGATATAACGGCACGCTGGACAAGATCAAGAACCGCAAGATATTCACAGGCTTTGCGGGAGCGACGGCGGAGGCCATGGGGCTGAAGAATACATATAAGTCTTTGGGCGATTCCATCGCGAACATGCAGGTGAAGATACAGCATAAGACCTGGTTCAGGTCAGCTAAATATTCATCCCTGAAAGATGCCGTACCGGAATTGTTCAATGCGGACGGTACCGTGAATCAGGATGCGCTGGAGAAGTTCATAGGCTCGGACACCTTCGGTAAACTTAGCCAGGAAAACCAGCAGTACCTGCAGGAAATGTCGGACTACTGGAAGGCATACCAAGAAGCGGTGGAAAAGGTGAGGGACTACCTGACGGATATATTCGGGGAGCTTGGAGGCACTCTAACCGATACGCTTGTGGATTCGTGGGCCAATGGCACGGATGCCGCCACCGCCTATTACGATAGCGTGTCGGAAATGTTGGAGAGCCTTGGCAAACAGATGATTTATTCCACAATATTCGGCGACATCTTTGAAAAGGCACAGCAGAAGATGCTGGCCGTGACGCAGAATGCCGACCTGTCCGCCGATGAGAAATTCAAAGAGTATATAAAACTACTGGGCGGCATGACGGATGAAGTTCTTGGAAAACAGGGGGACTTCAACGCGCTGCTGGAGGCCTATCAGCAGATGGCGAAAGATAAGGGATTCGATATATTCAAGCCGGATGAGGACGGTTATTCACAATCAGGGCGAAGCGGAGCGTATACTGCCATGAGCCAGGAACAGGGGACTTTACTGGAAGGAATAGGAAGGTCTGTGCAGGATCACGTAAGCGGGATGCACCAACTATTGGAAGAACTAAAGAAGGGACGTGACGCGGACCATGAGATATTCGTGCAGATAGCGGAGAATACGGCTTATTGTAAGTTGCTTGAAGATATTCTTGAAATCATCACCCGGCAGGAACGTGACGGGGCAAAAGTAAAAATAGTATGATGAACTTAACCGGATATATGACCATCAACGGCGTGGATGCCTGGACGGATTACTTCGCTTTCCTATGCGAGGACAAGGTGGATGATAGCTTCAACTTCGGGGAATTGCAGAAGCCTTTGGAGATGAAAGAATACACCACTGTGGAATTCCGGGAGCGTGACGGCGAGGAACTTCCGGACGTATTGCCTTCACCCCGCTACAAGGCACGGGATGTAACGTTGTATATAGCTGTGTATGCTTCGACGTTATCGGAATACAACACCCGCCGCGCCGCATTCATGGAAGCCATCCGTGCGGGTTGGGTGAACCTGAAAGTGAAGGAATTGCCGACGCATACCGTTTCTATTATAAAGGAATAACGGATGCCAAAGTTCTGGAGGATGCCACGGACGGCAGAATTATCGGGCGTTGGAAAGTGAAGTTCCGGGAGCCGAAACCGGGATTCGCCGTGGAGTGACTTAGGGTTCACGGAGTTTTTAAATGACGATTAAATAGTATTTGAATGGAGCTTAAAATCTATAATCAGAACGGAGAACTGAAACTGACGGTCAGCACGTCTTCTTCATCAACCTGGAACACGGAGTTGATGACGGAGAATGCCGTGTCCGCCAGCTTTACCCATCCTTTTTATGTTCCTCTGGACGTGAACGACTATGTGCTGTTATCGGGGATAAAGTTTTCTATTAATAAGGAATATAAGCCTAAACAAAAATCGACTCAGGAATATACCTATTCCGTCAAGTTCTACGGTCCGGAGCATGACGCTCAGCGGGTGATGTACCTGAACCTGACGGATGGGCAGTATGATGTGCAGTTCTCTTTGGATGGCAGTCCGCGCGAGCACCTTAAGAAGTGGGTGGATAATATGAACCGCATCTACGGGCGTGAAGTCTGGAGCATCGGCGACGTGGTGGCGGCTCCCAATCAAACGATCGAATACAACAACTTGAATTGCTGGGACGCGCTGGCTTCAATGGCGGAAGCTTCGAGACGGAATGGTGGGCGGACGGATTTACGATGAACCTGTCGCGCTGCGAACGTGGAGAACGTGTTTCCCTTGGCTATATGCAGGGGCTGACTTCACTTACCCAGTCGGAGAACAGCAATGACGTGAAGTTCTTCACGAGGCTGATTCCTTTGGGTTCGACGAAGAACATCGACCGTAGCCGGTATGGTTATTCCCGTCTTCAGCTTCCGGATAAATCCACGTATGTGGATAGGAATACGCAGTATGGCTTATATGAATATGTGGAGGAAGCGGCGTTCGCTGAGATTTTTCCGCACTATACGGGAACGGTTACTTCGGTTCGTACGGAAGAGAAGACGGGGGATGACGGAAAGAAATTCACTGTGTATTATTTCAAAGATACCGGTATGGCGTTTGACCCTTCTTCAAAAGAAAATGAGATTGGCGGGCTGGTGAAACAGGTGTCCTTCCAGACGGGTGATCTTGCGGGGCGTGACTTCGAGGCGAATTACCACTCCGACACTAAAGAATGGGAAATCATCAACATATATCCTGATGATGAAACGCAGATACCTGGCGGGAACCTGATACCTCGCGTTGGGAATACCTATATTCCCTGGAACTTCCGCATGCCGGTGGAGTATGAGACTCAGGCGGAACTGGACTATAAAGCCGCTGTGGATGACTATCTGGCGAAATTCAGTGAGGATATCTCAAAGTATGGCGGCGACACGGATTATATCTATATAGATAAGAATAGTGTGCCGCTGGTGCTCGGTCAGAATGTACGTCTGTTGAGCGATGAGTATTTCGGTGAGATCGGCTATCGGGACAGTCGGATGACGAAGGTGGTGCGGAAACTGGATAATCTGTCGGTTGCTACGATTGAATGCAGCAACCAGGTGGGGAAGGGGTGGAAGACGCAGGTGGACAATAGCATTAATGAGTTGAAGTATGTGATAGGTCAGAAATGGGAAGAGATCATGATTGATGTCTTGAAGACATGGGATACTAAAGAGCCAAGCAACTATAATGTATTTTCCGGTTTACGTTCGCGTGCGGAACACTTGAGTAAGAAGTATCCGGATGTAGCCCAAGGATTAATAAAGTTTTTAGCCGGTATAGAGTTGGGTCCCTTTTCTCCTGGCGCTCTCGGTTCCGGCGCCGCCATCCAGATTAACCCGCTAACCGGCAAATCCTACCTTGAGGTTGACGAGCTCTTCGTGCGTATGAAGCCGTCTTCAAGGAACTGGTCATCGAGTCGTTACGCCATATCGGCGGTGAGCTGGTATTGTCTCCCGCCCGTATGAAGTGCGTCCGGGTTGAAGAACAGGATGACGCCTATCGTTGCTACTTTGACCGGGGCGGGGCAAATGAATCAGGCCGGTATGAAGTTGAACAGGAATTCACTGCCGGCGCCCAGGCCAGATGCCAGGTGTTCACCGGTAGCGGCCAGAAATATTACTGGCGCCTTGTCACCGCCGTGGGCGATGACTACATTGACTTATCAAAAACCGACTGCGATACTGGTAGCGACCTTCCTAAATCCGGTGACGACATCTGCCAGCTCGGGCACCGCAGCGACGAATCCGGCATGAACGCGATCGTCCTGTCCGCATACGGTCCTGACGCCCCGTCCTATAAGCAGTATGCCTATATCGACAGCTATTCCCTTGCAGGCAAAGAGGTCAGCGTGACCTCTCCGAAGGGCAACAGGTATGTCGGTGACTTCATCCTGAAAACCGGTGTCAACATAGCCACCGAGTTGCAGATACTTGAGAACCTGATCAAGACGGAGATTCAGAGCGTGGAATACGTCCTGAACGAGACCGACAACTACCTTCTGAACGCCTCCTTCGTGAAGGACATGGAGGGCTGGGTCCGTGATGACGACGTGCAGGTATTGGAGGCTGAGGAATTGTTGCAGGCCAATTCGGAGTACCTTTCCGATGCCGGCAGGCTTGCCGGCGTAGTGACCTATGACGGCAAACTGTGGCTCAGGTTGAAAGACAGCTACGTAAAGCAGCCCAATGCCAACCTTACGCAGCCCGCACAATCCGGCAAATTCTATGTATCGCTCCGTTATATCTGTACCGGCAGCGGCACCTTGACCTGCGGCTTTTCCGGTCAGGGACTATACAAGACCGCCTCCATCGCCATCAACCGCACTGCACGCATGTTTGAGTTCTCCGGCAATTGGACGGTACGGGTGACTTCCTGATACAGTTCACCGGCGATATCCATATCAACCTGGTAACGCTGACCAACCGTCCGCTGGATGACTTCAAGCAGGAAGTGAACAGTACCTTTACCCAGATGGCGGGCAGCATCAAAGCCATGGTGACCTCCATCGACAATATCAACAATACCATCAGGGACAGCGGCTGGCTTACCACTGCCGACGGCACCAGGATCTGGGCTTCCGCATGCTGGCCGGACGGCACCAGGGCCATCTCCCTCTTTACCGTGACGCCCGACGGCATCTTCCTTGATTCCTCGCACATCAACCTGAAGGGCATCGTCACCTTCGAGAGCTTCGCCCCCGACTTCCAGACGGCTTACGAGCAGGCGTTCGGCAACGCGAGCATGACGGCCAAGGACGATGTGGCGCGGCAGCTGGGCTATTCCAATTACGCGCAGCTTGTCGAGAATGCCGCCACCGGCGGTAAGGCTGTCCTTGTAGGCGGGTATCTCAACCTGGAGCTGATAGACGTTGACACGCTGATTGCCGGTAAGGTCCTGACCAATAAGGTGGTCACTTCCTTAAACGGCAGGCGCGTCGAGATCGACCCGGAAACAAACTCCTTTAAAATGTTCAATGAAAACAATGACACGGTTTGCGAAATGACTTTCCTCGAGCAATCCGACATGCCCTACCTGCCCCGCCTGCGCATGCGCGACTACAACAAGAATCACGAATTGGTCCGAACCGCCTATTACGGCGCAGGCGGCGCGAACATTGAGGACCTTATAGGAGGCTCCGGCATCACCTTGACGCAAGGCTCGTGCCGCATCTACCAGCTTGATTCGAGCAGGGACTGCGTCCTTCAACCCGGCAGCCTGTCTTTTTACCGTGACGGCAAACTTTATAAAAAATATGAATAATGCATAACTATGGGACTATTAGACGAATTATCCGATAAAGACTTGCGCGACCTTGCCGCCCTGGTTGGTCCGTATTTGAAAGAGTCCTCCATCCAGGTTGAGAACGTTCCTTCCGCCGAAACTCTTGACGGCATCCGTTCCCTTCCCGGCGTGCAGTTCTTGAACGGCGTCAAGCGTACGGTAGCCGTTCCGGTATCCTCATTGAAAGGCCGTGACGGCGACAAGGGTCAGAGCCTTGATTTCATCATATTGGGCAGTTATAACACCTTGGACGATCTGAAAGCCGCCCATCCGAACGGTGCGGACACTCACGGCCTTTTTAAGGTCGGAGACGCGCTTTATATCTGGCGGGCGCCAAATACGAGCCCCTGAACCTTGACGTGTTCAAGACCTTCAGCCTTGAGCAATTTGTCGATGTGGGGTTCACCGGCAATGATATCACCGTTGACTTCTCCAGGCGCCCTATGCGAAAGTGACACTGTCCGGCAACGCCATCATTTATAACGTGTCAATCAAGAACACAAGGGACGGCAGCTCCGGCAAGATCCTTGTTTTCCAGACGGGTTTCAAGCAGATCTCCCTTGCCGATAATATCAGGGGCACGGTTGACCTGCCTTTAAACGGGGATACTATAGCGCTGTTGAGCTATCACCGGATAGGGGACGTGATTTATATGCACAGCAATACCGTGCTGGGAGATATCCAATATCCGACGCCTCAGAAGGTCGTTGACTTTCAGGTCATCTATTCCGACGCCAACTCCTGCAACGTACAGTGGACGGCTCCCTGGGCCAATAATATCTATGACAAGGTGACCGAATACGACATCCGCTATGCGAACAGCCTTGTAGATGCCAATGAGGCTACGGTTTGGGGCGGTCTGAAGAAGGTGGATAATCCGCCATCCCCTCTGTCTCCCGGTGAATTGCAGACCCTGAACATCCCGGGTCTTACGCCTGACAAGGAATACTACATCTATTTGAAGTCCGTCAAAGCCAATTATGGCATCAAATACACCTCTGAAGCATCAGAACCTGTGTACTTCAAGACGCTCGGCAGTGAAGATACCACTAAGGCTTACCGTATCGGACTTACGAAAATGAATGTCGTGGCCCAACAGTCCGCGGAGACTGAGGGTCTGATTGACGAGCAGGAGAACAATGTCTATAAGGATGACGGCTATATCGATGAGCGTTTCAAGAATTATCAGACTTTTTTCCTTGGCGGCCTGTACAGCCGTAGCGGCATTCCTTACGACATCTATATTGATTTATTTTCCCAATATAATCTGGATAAACTTTATCTGTACACTACCAAGATTGAACTGTCCGTCTATGTCATGCGGGATATCGGTTATGACTGGGAGAAGGCGGGTGATATCACTATAACCTGGAGCGCTTACGGAATCGTCAACTTCGGGGGGCTTCATGCCCGTTTTATCAAGCTGTCTTTCGACCGTATGCATGTGGGCAACCTCTCCTATCCCGATGAGCCTGACGGCTTCGAAGGGCCGTTGAAATTCGCTGAATTCAACCAGACCATCCAGCCGGTTTACAACATCGTCCTGTATGGGCGCCCGATATCTCAGAAACCGGAAGGCATTTATGAGCCTCTAAGAAATTCAACTGTCAAACGTACGGTTGACCAGTTCTTCTGCACGAACGGGCAGCTCTATCACCAGGGGCGCATCCAATCCATGTGCGGTGGCTCCAATGCGCGTTTGTTCATCAATCACGAATGGTTTGTTCCGTCCGATAACGGTAAAGCCGTCTGGGAGAATATAGCTACCTCCAATTTCGATGTTGACAATTGCGGCTGGGTTTCCGGCAACAACGGCACCGGCCAGGAACTTGAGGAGCATTTTCGGGACACCTACGCCCGCTTCGGCTTAAAGCCTTTCATGACCTTCAAGGGTGGCAAGATGAAGCCTTGCGTTTATGACGATACTTTCGCCCACTGGCGTCCTCTTGATTCCTATTGGTTGCCAAACGCTCCTTGGAAACCGCTTCCGATCAAGGGCGTCGGCGGTCTTGACAGGTATTTCAGCCACACCTATGACCCGAACGAATACAAAACTCTCAGCCGTCTGGTCTATGCTCTTTCCGCCAAGTATGGGAATAATTCTAATATCAGCAATACAAGCATGATTCGTAATGATTCCGGCTCAGGGTTCGGCTTGAATCTTATATCCGGGATCGAGTGGGGCAACGAGCCTGACGGTGGCTGGGACGGTTTCCACCAATTTCACCGTCCTGAAGAAAATGCCGCGATCGCGTCCGCCTGTACGGACGGCAACGGGGGCTCCATGAAAGACGAGGATGGAAACGGCTTCTTCGGTCTGAAGACCGCCGACCCGAATCTGCTGGCCATCCATCCCGGATACGCCGGCATCCATCCCGGCATCTGGGAGTCTGAAATGCTCAGGTGGAACTCCGTCCGCCCCAAGGGCGGCTTCCCCGTGGACGTGATCAATGTCCACCAGTACTTCGCCAACACCGGCAACCAGAACAATGGCAGCGGTGAAGACGTGCAGTATGCCGTTCCTGCCGATTACGAGTTTGAAGTGAACGGGAATACCGGGCGCGGCTTTCAGAAAATAGTAGAATTCCGCAACCGCTTTGCCCCCAACAAGGAAATCTGGCTTACGGAGTGCGGCTTCGGCGAGTCCGGCGGTCGGGATACGAAATCCGCCCTGCAATGTTTTTCCGTCCCTGGCCGCTATATAGGGAACTGGCTCATTCCCGACCGCCACCGTTCCGACGTCAAGGGAGCCTATATTGTGCGCACGTCCATGTACCTGATGCACCTGGCTTCAGCCAGATCAACTATTACGGCACGGAATGCGAGAATGACTATTTCGATGCCGGGCAATACGGCACCGGTCCCGGTACGGAGATGTGGCATTGGGATGATTGCGCGGACGATACCCCCGGCGCCAAGTATGCCGCCATCGGGAGATACGAGCATACCTTCGCCCGCGGCGGCTTCGCTTCCATGGGCATGTTCGGCAATATACTAGCCAATGGCGGTTATCCCATCTCCCGCGCCTATTGGTATGCGGCCACGATGCGTTACAGGCTGAAGGATTATATCCATGTCGGCCGGAAGTACCTCGACGACAGCAAGATTATGATATTCTGTTTCAAGAAAGTAAACGAGGACAAGGGCGCCTACGTCGTATGGTACAATGACCGTATCAATACGGGCGTTGCCGACGTGGAGATACCTTTGCCGGCAGGAATCAGCAAGGTTATCCATGTGACGAATTACGTTCCGGATATCACGAACCCGGAGATTGTCCCGGCTAATCTTGGCAATGACGAAGCCCGCACGGGGCTTGCTTCCGCCCGCCATGAACGGTACGAGGGTGGCAAATGGGTGGTGAAGACCCGTGGAGCTTATGCGCGGGGCGCCGCCAGTTATCCGATTAATCCTAAAGAGGGCGATGAGGTGGTAGTCCTTCCCACTTCAGCGGAGAATCCTTATTTCCCCATTGCCGGGCCTGTCAAGGCGATAACCTCTTCTAACGGCTACAAGTTGCAGGCGCAGCAGTACGAGCGCTATAATGCCAATACCGGCAAGTATGAAGTGGGATATTCCATTTACAACGCCTGGAAACAGGCGGAGGCGTGTTGCGACTATATAGACTATACCGAAGAGGGCCGGCATGGGGTGCGTGGCGATGAAGAAATCCTCGACATTATCCGTGCAACGCTGATAACCAATGTTTCCGAATTCCCGGAATACTATTTCTTTGATGCGGCCCCGGAACCGGACTTTCGTTCCGAAGTGAAGAACTTCACTTCGCGCACCATCAACAGTTCAACAATCGAGCTGTGGTGGAACAATACCAATACGGAGGATACGGGGTACCAGATATTCGTTTCAGACTTGCCGGAGACCGGATATACCTTGCTGAAGACTATCAATGCCGGCCTCGAAAACAAGGCGACGATTTCCGGCATTGCTCCCGACTCCACGAAGTATTACCGTATCCGTCCTGTCAAGGGTAACCAGCTTGGCAGTATGAGCGATTATACGAGTGCGAAGACTTACAGCGAAATTCCCACTCCGGAGAATGTGCGGCTATCCTCCCGGACGGCGACAAGCATCACGCTTGCCTGGAATTACCCTTCAGGGGTGGCTGATTTCCATCATTATAAGATTTATCGCGGTGATGAATCGGATACCTACAGCCTCCTGACGACAATCAATGATATCAGTATAAAGGCATACACGGACAGCGACCTGAAGACCGGTTCGGCGTATAAATATAAACTCCGGGCTGTGGGGTTGAACGGCGAGAGCGTGTACAGCAATGTGCTGGATACCCGTACCCTTCTCCCGGAAGAATGTTCGCCGGTGGTGACTTATGCCGTGACGAACAAGATAGGCACCAGGATAACGATGACCCTCGACCTCCCGGTTGATGAGATACCGGTTGCCGCCGTAGCGGATTTCTTGCTGACAGAAGAGGGTAACGAACGCCTGATTACCGCTGTATCCCGTGATTCCGGCAACCATCGGCTGATCCATCTTTCTATTCCCGAGAACTCCTTGCAGGATTACAGCAAGAAAACCAGCATCCGTTTGTCGTACACCGGTACAGGCATCGTGTCTGAATATGGCGTGACGATGGACGCCTTTGAGAATATCGTCGTAGGCAACACTATCGGCAATTACGCAATATAGAAGCGGTTTACCAGGTCAACTTCGGGCGCCCGGATGTGGAGATAACCGATGAACTATGGAATAACATCCTCAATCCCAATGAAAAGGACGTAGGCTACGGCACCCGGTTCCAACTGCGGGACACTTACGGGCGGCTGTCACCTGTCTGTATCCATTCCGTCAAGGACGGTAATAATGTGAAATTCGACGGCGCCCGCAAAGACTTTGGCTGGACCGGGCTGGAAATAGCCCCGGATGAGGTCACGGGCACCACTTGGGATATACCTGCCGGTACCGCTGATAACAGCCATGCCGGCAGGCTGCGTCTGACAAACCTGAACGACGAGCGCCGGTATACCGTCAGCATGTTTTCCACCACGACACGCAACCCTGACAATACAATACGGATTCGCGTAGGCGAGATATACTCCAACGCCTTGAATATATTCAAGAACGAGTCCACATTCGCGGTTATCGAAGATTGCCGGCCTGTCAACGGTATGCTGGATATCGATGTGTTAAGCGCCACATTAGGCAAGTCCTCTATGATTAACTTCATGCTGGTTGAAGAATATAAATCGAATGAAGAGCCGGAGGGCAACGACGTATATATCCGTGACCTCACAATCCCGGAGGCTGAGCTTGGTGTGGTAAAGAGAGCGGATATACATTTCAACCTGAATGTTATCGGCAAGGTCACGCATGTGAGAATAGCCGATACGGAAGAAGGCGTCGCACAAGCGGCATGGCTGCCCGTCGGTGAAGACCTCAGCCTGCCTTATGCCATTACGGGCGGATTCGGAAATAAGACTTATTATATCCAAGTCAAGAACCAATATACGGAATCCAATGTAAAGAGCATTTCACTGGAGTACCGCGATCCTTATGAACCGCTGGAGCTTACCAACATCTATGTGAACAATGATGACGCGGAGACCACGGAACCCGATGTAAATGTCTTTTTCCAGTTGCATGGTATTCCCACGCATTACCGGCTGTCCGAGGATCCGGCCTTTGCGGGGTGTCTTACCGGGTCTGGGGAGAGGGCGCGGCGAAAACGTTTACCCTGTCTGACAGTACGGCCTTGAAAACAGTATACGGGCAGGTGAAAGGCGTGGATAATTCCGGTACGGCCGTTGAATCCGCTGTCAAGGCCGATACGATCCGGTATAATAAGTACCGGCCGATAAGCCTTAGCGCGGTTATTATTAATGCCGGAGCTTCTGAGACTTCCAACAGGGAAGTGCTAATAGCCCTGGACATCTCCGGGACCAATGCCCCGACGCATTACCGGCTGTCCGAAAGCGGCACCATGGCGGGGGCGGGTTGGGTTGAATATGACGCTTCCCAAGCCATTACGTTTACGTTGTCTTCCGGCACCGGGCTTAAGACGGTATATGCGCAGGTGAAGGACTCGAAGAGTGAATCTTCTATTATATCCGGTAATATCAGCCTTGTCGTTTTTACAAAAAAGCTGTTATTGTCCTTTGGTTGGCATCCTAAGGACTCGGATGACGGCGTATCGTACAAATACGTTTCATTCGATGAGCTTCCGGGGGTTAACCGCGCGAGAATCGGCATAGGGGCTAACGAGCGGCAGAATATGCTGTGGAACGACATGTCCGCCGCCGGTTACCTGACCGTCTTCGGCACTTATGCGGTAGCCGTCAATAACAACTTGGTGGAGAATGGCAACCAGGGAGCCGTGACGGGCAACAATTCCGGTGATTATCCGGACGAATACCTCAAGAGGTGCTCTTACAACGCGACTTATTGGGGCGACGGGAAATGGATTTCCAAGCTTGAGATTCCTGCCGGAAATTACAGGTTCAGATTGTTCGCTTCCACGATTGCGACAAACAAGAATACAGAGGGTAAGCAGGCGCGTTATGAACTTGTGACGGCGGGATATGGCACTGATTCTGAGACTGTGCATGAGTTCCCGCAACCGGATGGGTATGATTTCAGAAACAATACGGGCCGGTGGCTTGAGAAGGAAGTGACCATTACCGGTGAGGTATATGTCAGGATTGTCGGTCTGGCCACATGTAACAATGCGATACAGCCGATCAATATGTTGGAGGTGATTCCAAAAGAATAGAAAATCCCGTCCTACCATCACTGGCAGGGCGGGACAACGACAAAATAAGACTGATTAAAAATCAATCTGCTACAAAGGTAAGAATTCTATGTTTTAATTTCCCTTTAAGAGGTATTTAAATGCTATCTAAAAATAAATGAAAAATCACATTTCGTTTTGTGTTAACAACAGCAAAAGGCTTACATTTTGTTTTGTAAATGAGCTACAGGACGTTTTGCGGTTTTTAAAACTATGGTCTTAAACGAATTTGCACCGAATTTTAATCGAATTTATACCGAATTTGCTATGCAGCATATCTGGATATGCTTATAATAGTATCTTTTTCAGGTGCTTTTTCGCCCCTTTCGCGCGCACGGATATATAATTATGTATAGTGCTTTGTACCCATCCACGCCCTCCTTGAAAATTATGTTCTGCAACATCCTTGTCAATCAACGAGTTACCAAATTGTTTCAAAAAACCTGCGAAAAAGTGTCAGATATATTTGGAGTGCATTGTAATATCCACTACTTTTGCATCCGCTTTCCAAGAGATGGTAAGCCTTGCAATTGACATTCTGACAGAAACGGTGTAAGAACGCTAACGTTTTTCTTTTCTTTTGCCCTAATTCCAATCAAGAATACGGCAGTCGAAAAGAAAAAAGAAAAAAACTTCCGAAAAT